CCCTCGTACGACTTGAATGTAGTTGTACTGGAGGCCGTTGAGGAAGCCCTGGCCCCAGGCACAGTCGGAGCTGGCGGCGTGCTGCTCGCAGGACCAATACCAACGCGGCTGAAATTCTTTCTTCAAATTCGCGTACAGCAGCGCCTGTTCGCTCCGGGTCGGAAGCTCGCCGCCGGCTTTTTTGGCAAAATCCTTCGCCTTGGCCCATGTCACATCTGTCGCCTCGGGCGCCAAAAGGATGAGGTGATGGTCCGGCTTTCCGTCCTGTCCGAGGACAATGCCGGCATACACTTCGCCCGCGCGCAGGTTCTGGCTGATCCACAGTTGCTTTGTCATTTTTATTCCCTAGAAATTGACTAATCGTTAAATTGCTAATCTGCGGACCGCGCGGGCGCGCCCCTCGTACGACTTGAAGTCGTAGTTCTGGTAGCCGATGTCGAAGTACTGGCCCCAGGCATAGTCGGAGTAGGCGGCGTGCTGCTCACAGGACCAATACCAGCGTTCCTCGAACTGATCCTTCAAGTTCGCGAACAACAGCGCTTGCTCACGACGAGTGGGCAGATCGCCACCGAGGTCTGCCGCAAACTTCTTCGCCACCTCCCAGTTGACGCCTTCCGCATCGCCGGGCAGCAGCACCAGGTGGTGCGTTGGGTTACCATCCGGCCCGGTAATGAGCCCAGCGTAGTACTCGCCGTCCTTCAGACGGATTTCGCACATCGGTATGCTCACCTCGCGCGTGACTTGCGCCTCGAAGGCGGCAATCATTTCGCTCACCTTGTGGTGCGCGACCTTGATTTCTTGCAGGGATACTGTTGTCATGGCAGACTCCGAAAAATTACTGAATGATTAAATTGGCAATCTGCGGACCGCGCGGGCGCGCCCCTCGTACGACTTGCTGTCGTGGCCCTGGAGGCCGTAGCCGAAGTACTGGCCCCAGGCACAGTCGGAGCCGGCGGCGTGCTGCGTAGAGCTCCAGTACCAGTCATCGGTAAAGGCCTCTGCCGCGCCCTCTACGAACGCTGCCGCGACCGTCTGCAGCGGACTTCCAGGTTCATAAGGCCGGGCTGGCGGCACCGCCGACAGATTGATGCCAGAGCGGCCATAAAGGCTATTCTTGTCGTCGGTCGGCTTGAAGGCGCGGTACAGAATCTCGAGCTCATCCTGGCTCGGCAGGTACCAATCGTTGACCCCGTTGATTTCCATGGCGATGATGGTCTCCGCCAGATCGCTGCCGGCCGCGGCCATGGCGGCGGTATTGGCCTTGCCATCGCAGTAGCTGACGGCGGCGGCCACCGAGTCGTAAGAGCTGCTCCACTTGCCTTCGATTTCGCCGCCATCCTTTGGCGCGACGATCAGCGCGAACGGAGCGCCATTGACCAGCACCAGGCCGGCGAAGAAGCCGCCGCCGAACTGCGCGCCAATTTCCGGCGGGGGATTACTTTTCACTTGGGCGTTCATATTTTCCTTGTTGTGGTGTTTGGTACTGCACTTCCCGGACATCCGGGCTTTCGGTGGATTATTCGGCGTCGAACCCTGTGGGATCGCTGTTGCAGGGGGTCGCCCGGGCGTTGACCAGATCGTGGGCGGCGATGATCGCGCGCCACAATGAGTGCGGCATAAAGTCGCCTTGCGAAATGATCGCGTCCTTAATCGCGGGCGAAAGTTCAACTGGCATCAGCCGATACCCTGACGGCACTTCTGCTGCTGGCACCGCCTCGTCCAGTTTTGGCAGTGGCGGCGGTGCGTTGTATGCGAACCGCTCCAGCGGTGAGGACGTGCGGCGCTCTGGATACTGAATATCGAACATGGCTGAAACTCCTACAACTCGGGTTGGCGCCGATGTGAAAGGCGCGTAGCAGCAGCCAGATTTATGACTGGCGCCCTGCGGCTCGCCGCAGACGCGGCAAAGTGGATTCGAGCGGGTGATCATGCGCGCCCGCCTGCCTGCCCGAATACCGCGGCAACGAGCGGATCGCGCATCGCTACGCCTCGAGGCCATTCGTCGGCACGTACACGAGTCACCGTCTGACCGCCGGCATTTATGGAGCGCTTCAGGCGGATCGCCTTCGCAATGGCCTCGGTGCAAATCTTTTCGCGCAGCGCGTCGTCGTCCAAATCGATGGGCTCGTACAGTGCAGGCAGCTTGCGCGCGCTGGGGCCGTCGTTCTTGATCCGCGCAATGGCGCCGATCTCGATCAGTTGTCGGATGATGTGCTGCGCCGTCCGCAAGCACATGCGGAACTGCGCGCTCACGTTCATTGAGCTGGCCACGCCTTGCTCAAGAATGAACAGGTGGACTTTGTCGAGCATTTCGACGGGGATGGTGCGGCGGGTCATTGCGGTGTCTCCATGCGACGTTGATACGGCTTGCGGCCGGCGGCTTGGGTGCGGTCGGCCTTCGCCAATTTGGCGGTCAGCAGCGCGACCATCTGGTATGCGGCTTCGGCGGCCTGTTCGGGGCACTGGAAGCCGGCGCGCCAGGCGGCGTAGGTTGGGGTGGGGCGGTTCATTTCGCCGCGCCCTGGTCGGTTTGGCGGGCCATGGCGCTGATGAATGCCTCGGCGGATTGCGCGTCGCGTTCGTCCTGGCCCTGCATCAGGAAGATCAGGGCGAAGAGCACGATAGCCAGGAGGTGGCCGGCGCACGTCGCGGCGATGCTGGCCGCGGCTTCGTTCTCGCGGCCGGTCACAGTGGCACCCCGGTGGCGACGTCCGTCAGTGCACAGGCGATAGCAAGGAGTATGAGGATGACAACTGCATTGCGCGCAGGGTGCGCGCTGGTCATTTCTTCTTGTGAGCGGTAGCGGGACATGTTGACCTCATCGGGCGGCTGCGGTATGCAGCGGATGAGTTAGTATCGGCGTTCCGATATCCTATGTCAATAGGTTTTCCGATATTTCCCGATATTTTTAAATCCAATAGGAAAATTTATCTGAATTACTTGAAGTTCAGGCCGGCGCTATCGAACACCAACACTTGAGTCCCGGCCTGGAACATGTTGAGCTCGACCCGGATTTTCTTGCTCGCCTTAGCAAGGTCCACAAATTTCGAGCTTGGGGCTAAGAACAAAGTGTCCGAGCTGTGATCCGATGGACCTGTGGCGGCGAAGTTCATTGCTTTGCGTTCGTCAAACCTCACCTTAATCGTACACTCTTGAATCCCGCACACAATCTGGCCTTTTTGCACCGCGACAAAAACATCAAGAGTTTTCGGGTTTCGACGAATGGTGATGCTTCCCATGTTTTTGCCGGAATAGGGGAACTCCAAATTCAACGAGTCGTTAGAAAGCACTGTCGCTGTTTTAATGACCGCGCTGCTCATTTCGTCTTTATAGGATTCGTATCGCCACTTCGGGCCGGCTGCTGCAGAGGGCGTCGTGGACGCCGCCGCGGTAGCAGTAGGAGACGAAGACGCTGGCGGATTTGGTGATGGCGAACTCGAGACCCTGGTGCACTGGTACGTAAAGAAACCGACCAAAACGATGCCAGTAATGCCCAGCGCGCCAATTTTTGAAGGTTTTTCCTTAGTAGCCATCCGGATCTTTCGCATTGCGGCAAGATGGCGTGCCGTGGCGCCCTATATCTGAGTACTTTCCTTCTTCACTACTCGCCCGACGATGATGCACTCGTTGCCATGGACGCTTTTCCGATGATACTTCCTTTGGTCCGGGTTGTCCGATGTCAGCCACCAGTTCCCAGCATCTCGCGACATGCGCTTGATGACCGCTTCGCCTTCGTAGTTAATTGCGTAGACCGAGCCGTCGACCGGCACAGTATCGGCCGTGTTCACTACGACGATGTCGCCGTGATACAGGCCCGGCTCCATGCTTTCTCCTTTGACCCGTATCGCAATCAGGCGTTGCGGTGCGAAGCCGCCGCGCTCCACCCATCGTCGATCTAACGGATAGGTGTTTATGCCGTCCTCTGGCGCATCAACATGGAAGCCGGTCACGCCAGCACTTAGCCTTAATTTTACTTGTGGGATCAAAATCACATCCGGATTGCCAGCATGGACGACTTCCACCTCTTGATATTCGCCTGGCGCCAGGCCGCCCGGCCCCGGACCCTGCGTACCCTTGCCGCTTTCAAGCCAAAGGGCGTTTACCCCAAGCGCGGAAGCGATGGACGCAACCAGAGTCGAACCCTCTGACTCGCCGGTTTCCAGTTCGGAAAGGGCGGCCTGAGACATGCCAACTTTGCTGGCAAGTTCTTTCTGGGTAAGTTTCGCAATTCGTCTTGCTTCGCGGATTCGGGTGCCTATAGACATTCCGATATTATCGCTCAACAATAAATCGGAATTCCGATTGACAATTAAAATCGGAGTTCCTATAATCTGATTCATGGACATCTCATTTATTCTCTCAGAGCTTCAAAAGGCCGGGCTAACACAGACGCAGATCGGACTCGCCATCGGACTCAAGCAGCCGACCATCAGTGATATGGCCTCGGGAAAGGCTGGCGTAAAGCGGCCGTCCCACCAAGTCATTAGCGGGCTCGAAAAGCTTGCTCGCGAGCACGGCGTCCTGCTGGATCGCCGGGCAGACCCGCCGTAATTCCATCCCAAAAACGAACTCTCTGCCGCAGGCCGCGGAGGGGAGAGTCGCACATTTTTTATCATTTACCGCTGGAAATCACTTTCTCCCGCGATGAATCTCAAGGCCGTAGTTTGACCATTTTGTTTCCTGTTCGCAGCATTTCTACCGGGGTTATTACATGAACATCCTTGACGCTCTCTATCACACGGTCCACGACGCACCTGGCGGCGTGGAAGGTATCGCACTGCGAATGGGCATGCTCGCTGGCGTCTTGCGCAACAAGATCTGCCCGACCAACACGACCAACAAGCCGACATTCGCTGAGGCCCTCACGGTCTGCGAGCTGACTGGCGACATGCGCCCGCTGCACGCCTTCGCCGGCGAGCTGGGCTACGTCTGCATCAAGGTCGAGGGCGAAGTTGGCGCCAGCGATATGGCGGTGCTGGAGGTCGTCACGCAAGGCCTGTCCGCGCATGGCAATGTTGGGGCCGCCGTCTACGCCGCCCTGGTCGACGGCCGTATCAGCGCCGCCGAGCTGAAGCAGATCGAGCAGGCTGTCTTCGAAACGCACCGCGCCTTGGAGGAACTTCGCTCCAAGATGAAATCGATGTCCGAGCCTTCCTGATTGCCGAAAGAGACAAATGGCAAACGGTATTGACTGGTTCCGCTGGCATCACGGCACAGCTGCGGACCCGAAGTTCGGCTTGGTCGCAAAAAAGGCCGGTGCCCGCTTTGGTGACGTAGTAACCGTGTGGGCGCTCATCCTCGAGCAGGCAAGCGCGAACACTGAACGCGGCACCTACGACCCGATCGACCCCGAGACAACCGACTTCCTTCTGAGCGTCGAGGATGGCACGACCGTGCGCATCCTGGCCGCAATGGAAGCATGCCGTCTTGTCGATGACGGCCATGTCGTTCGCTGGGAAAAGCGACAGCCCAAGCGTGAGCGCGACGAGCCAAAAGCATCTGCTCAGACACCGGCTGAGCGCATGGCGCGTTACCGCGCGCGCAAGGCGACAGGTGACGCCACGACTGTCGATGTTTCGCCAAGTGACGCCGCGTTACGCCAAGTTACGCCTAGAGAAGAGAAGAGTAGAGAAGAACAGAGTAGAGCATGTAACGACAACGACAACGACAACGACACGGTCGATGGTGACGATTATTCGCCAAAAGCCGCGCCGCTTCCGATGCGTGAACAGCCTCCGATTTCTGACGACCCTGCTGTTCGCCTGGCGACCGCCTTGCGTCGTCAAGGCGTCACCGCCAACTCGGCCCACCCTGCAGTGCAGTCCTGGGCGACCAAGGGCGTCACGGTCGCCCAGGTGCTGGAGGCAGTCGCCCTGGCGCGCAACAGCAAGCCGACAGGGAACATCCCGGCGAACTACCTCGACCCGATCGTCAACGACTTGCTCAACCCGCCTGCGCCACGTGCTGCGGCCGAGCGCCCGGGCAGCGTGAAATTCAACCCGAACGACCAGGACCGGAGCGGCGACGCGCGCGCGATGGAAGAGTCTATGAAGCGCCACGGCATTACCCCGCCGGCGGCAGATGAGGAAATTGTCCTATGAGCGAACAAATGCAAAGCGTCGGCGCGCTGCTCGGCGATCTTGGTGGCCGCCTGGTGATGCAAACCGGTAGTTGCGCAGTCCATGGCGACGCTGACGCCCTCGTGCTGGCAGGCCGCGAATGGGCTTGCCCCCAGTGCCTCGAACTGTCGATGAAGAGCTCGACGCGCGCGCTCTGGCTGGCCGAGCGCACCGCCTCGCTGATCCCGAATGCCATGATCCCGGCGCGTTACGTCGACAAGCGCTTCGTCGCCGAGACGCCAAAGCAGAAGATCGTCAAGCAGACCGTCGCATCCTTCCGCGATTTCATCCTGTCGGAAAAGAAGTGGGCCGCGCTGATCATGGTCGGCGTTACCGGTACCGGCAAGACGTTGCTGGCCTGCGAGATTGCCCAGGCCCTCGTCCTAAAGGCGTCGCTGTCCGCGCGCTACATCACAGCGCAGGGCATGGTGAGCGAAATTCAAGCGACCTATGGCCGTGACGGCAAGAGCGAAGAGGGCGAGATCATGCGTTTTGCCCAATACGACGTGCTCATTCTCGACGAGATCGACGCGGTGCGCCCGAAGGACAACACGGCGCTGCTGCTGACCGAAATCATCAACCGCCGCTACAACGACAACAAGCCGGTCATCGTCATCAGCAACCAGCCTTTCGAGAACCTGGCCAAGTTCGTGGGCGATCGCGTCTTCAGCCGGCTGCACGAGAACGCCTTCATCTGCGCGTTCGAATGGCAGGACTACCGGCGCGCTGCCGGACTGGCGGCCTGATCATGAGCGCCAATATTTTCAAGGTCGGCAGCATCTGGCATTACCGCTTCCAGGTGGCCGGCGCGCGCGTTCAGAAAAGCACCCGGTTGCGCAACCGCAGCAAGGCGGAGACCTATGCGAACGAAGCCTTTGCCGTCGCGGTGGTGCGCGCCAACGGCGGGCTGCCGGTACCGACCCTGGCCGAGCTGGCGCAGGACTGGCTTGTCGTGCACCGCCCGACCGTCAGCGCCGCCCATTACAGCAGCGTCGAGACATGCGCGCGCTTGCACTTCTACGACCTGGCCAACAAGCCGATCGGCGACATCACGACAGAGCACGTCGAGGCGGCCCGCAATTTGCACCTGGTCGATCACCGGCCATCGTCGGCGAATCACTGGCTGCGCGTCATCAAGCTGCTGACCATGTGGGCGGTGCGCCGCGGCATCCTGGCCAACTCGCCATGGAAGGTCAAGACGATCAAGGTGCAGAAGGCGCCGCGCGTGACTCTGCCGGTCGATATCGCCCTGGCGTGGTTCGGTGCGATCGACAACGCTACCGCCCGCGAGCCCGGCGTCGGCACGGCTGTCCGATTGATGTTCGGCCTCGGGCTGCGCGCCGGCGAATCGACGAGCGCGCGCTGGGAGTGGGTGGACTGGAATCGCAAGACCTACACGCCCGGCATCACCAAGGGCCGCGAGGCCGAGCCCGTACCGATGGCTGGATGGCTGATCGACTACCTGCAGCCTATGAGCCAGGCCGCCGGACTGATCGCCTGCCAGGCTGACGGCAGCGCATTCCCGGAGGGCTTCGCCAAGCGTGCAATCAAGGCCGCCAACGCGACGTGCAAGACGAAGGGCATCACGCCTCACCGTCTGCGCGGAACGTTCGCCACGCTGCTCTCCGAGGCGGGCGTGCCAATCCAGACGATCCAGAAGGTCATGCGGCACAAGAGCTTCATCACGACCATGGGCTACCTCGAAAAGAACCTCGACACGGCAGCCCAGGCGCAAGAACGAATCGGCGGGATTATCGGTTTTAAGCGGCGTGAAAGTGGCGAAGGCCATCAAACGGCACCAATCAACAGCACGGTATGACGATTATTAACAGTCATCGGATATTTGCCCGACTTGGGCTTCGAAGCACCTCATTAAAGGAAAACAGTCATGCCAAATCACTGCCATAACGACCTCTATATCGAAGGCTCAGCGCGCCAGGTAGCAGCAATTTTGTCACTTGTTGGCGCGGACAAAGAGGCACCAGAGTTCAACTTCAACAAAATTCTCCCGTATCCAGAGAATTTCGCAGAACGCGACCGCGAATTTGCAGCCCTGGGATGGAAAGCGGCCGAAGAGAAATACGGCGCCGGAGCGAAGGATGGCTACAACTCAGGCGGATACGAATGGTGCACTGAGAACTGGGGGACAAAGTGGAATGCCTACGAAGTCGCGCGCCGTGACTATTTTGGGGTATGCATCACGTTTCAGACCGCTTGGTGCCCGCCGCTGGCCGTGATCGCGGCTTTGCACGTGATGTTTCCGGATTGCGGCTTTACGCTTGAATTCTTCGAACGCGGGGCAGAGTTTTCCGGTGGAGTTCGCTTCGACGCCAAGAGCGAATATGACGAGGACGACTCGTGGGCGCCGGGTGTTCCGGGCGACAAATGGGAAGGGCGATATAGCGGTACGCGCGGCGGCTAAAGGAGCGCCAATTTTGACGGTGGCGGTGGCCGCCAGAATTCTTGAATAGAAAGCGAGGACGGAAATGGATGTGAGCAAAGTGAGTGGGCCTGGCGAGTCGTGCGACGCTGGTGTGGTTTATGTGGATGTCGGCGGTCACGGGTACACCCCGATATCAGACCAGCTGGCGGGCCTGGGCGCTGCCTTCGAAGAAGAGGTGCATGGGATCATCGAAAATTTTGGCATCGGCGACGTCAACAGCCAGGCAAAGGGCAGCGGAGCGCGCTTCAATGCCGGCAAGCCCGATTTCTCGCTGATCCCGATGGCTACCCTCGAGGACGAGGCCCGGGTCTGGATGTATGGGCGCCAGAAATACGCGGCCTGGAACTGGACCAAGGGCATGCCCTGGTCTGTGCCCTTCGCCTGCGCAATGCGCCACATGGCGGCTTGGCAGCGCGGCGAAGAATGCGACCCCGAATCGGGCCTGCCCCACCTGGCGCACGCAATGTGCAACCTGCGCATGCTGACCCTGTACGCCACCAATTTTCCACAAGGCGACGATCGCCCAACCAAGGAGCTGCAGCCATGAACCAAACCCGTCTCGGATCGCTGATCGAAGCGTGCATCAACGTGTGCATCGGCTTCGGCATCAACTACACCGCCAACATGTTCATTTTCCCGCTGTTCGGCTTCCACATCTCGCCTGGCGCCAATTTCGTGCTGGGCCTGATCTACACCGTCATCAGCGTGATTCGCTCGTACTGCATCCGCCGCTGGTTCAACGCCAAGCTGCACACGATGGCCCAGGCGGCCGCCGCCGCGATGGCCCGGGAGTCGGCATGAATCTCGAAATCATCCGTTTCAAACCGATGGAGGCGCCGGAGTTCGGGTCGTGCAAAGGATGCATGTTCGATCTCGAGCGCTTTTCGGTCTGCGCGCGCGTGGCCGAAATCGCGAAGGAAAAAGGCCTGCCCGATTGTGAGGATTGCTCGCATGCCGGCACCAACTATATCTACGTGCTTGATGATTCCGATCCGCGCCAAATTCCATTGATCGACAACCGCGGCGAAGTGGTGTGCAAATGAGTACGCTATCAGCTCGCCAAGGCGAACGTTTAATGGCAGCCACAGTAGTCGCCCCGGCGCTGCGCTACCACGGCGCTAAATTTCGGCTGGCGCCTTGGGTGATGCAGTTCTTTCCTGAGCACAAATGCTACGTTGAGCCCTTCGGCGGCGCGGCTGGCGTGCTCCTTCAGAAAGAACGTGTTTATGCGGAGGTCTACAACGACCTAGACGGCGCTGTCGTGAATTTCTTTACCGTCCTCCGCGATGAAAAGCTGCGCGCCCAGCTGCTCGAAGCCTTGATCCTGACGCCTTACGCTCGGACCGAATTCGAACAGGCTTGGGAGCCGACTGACGACTCGATCGAACTAGCGCGGCGCCTGTGCATTCGCGCTCAGATGGGTTTCGGCTCGGCTGGGGCCACCAAGGGGCATACAGGCTTCCGGATCGACACAAAGCGGGAATACGGGACGGCGCAGCATCTGTGGTCCACATATCCCGCGGCCGTCGCAGCAGCTGGGCAGCGGATGACCGGCGTTTTGATCGAGAACCGCCCGGCGATCGATGTCATGAAAGCTCATGACGCTCCGGACACATTGCATTTCGTCGACCCGCCTTATGTCCACGGGACGAGGGTGATGACAGGCAGCCGGCGCACCTACAAGCATGAGCTAACCGATTTCGACCACGTCCAGCTGCTGGATGCGTTGCTCGAGCTAGATGGCTGCGTGGTCCTTTGTGGTTACCCGTCGGACTTGTACCAAGACAAATTGATTGGCTGGCAGATGCATACCACGGATGCGCGCATCAGTGCAGGCCGTGGGACCGCAATTCGTAAAGAGGTAATTTGGCTTAACCCTGCTTGCGCGGCTTCTCTCGCATCACGCGCGGCTCAGATGAGAATGTTCGCATGAAGGCCATCAATCGATTGGAAGCAACAGCATGGGAGGGGCTCCTAGAATGAAAAAGAACCGCAACAAAAAATACACCGGTCCGAAATACGTGGCACGAAATCCAATGTCAACATTCTTAGGAGGAATGAGCGGCGATCACATGGGCCACTTGCAGGGGCTATTCGCGCGCAATCACGGTGCCATGGTTCGCATGGTCCAGGGCGCCGGAACGCGCGACGACTGGGATTTGCTGGTCGGCGCAGTCAACATGGGCAACGTGATGTGCGAGCAGGGCATCGGCAACGAGTTCCGCCTGGCGATGACCGCCGGCCGCGATGCGTTGTGCGAAGTCGGCAAGCGGGCAGCGCAGACGGGACGCTTCGTATTCAAGGGCGGCGAAATGGCTGCGATGAACGAGGCGCTTGATTGCCACGATGCCCAGCTTGAAAACATTCGCGCGATTGACGTGGAGCGCGCCGCCGACGAGGTTATTCGGAGGGTGCGTCACGGCATCAATACGACAAGCGTACAGGCCGAAATAGCCAAGGAGGCAGCGTGAGCCGCGTGCACCTTCCGTGCGCTTTCTGCGAGAAGTTCGCCATTGCAGGCTATGAGCGGCAAGCAGCGGCTGGGCAAGGTCGCTGTACCGGCTTTGACATGCCAGGTACGCCCGAAACGTTCGTTGCTTGGGATGCCCGGCCCTGCGTGCTCTTCCACCCGGCACGAAACCGGGTCGCCCGTGAACGATTCGCAGCTCAACACACCAAGGAGGCACCTTGAAAAATACATACCAGGTCGGTACCGATGGACGAATGGCAGTTTGGGTGGGCGGTGAATTGATCAGGCGGGAATGTGAGCGCGTCGTTGTCCGTGATTGGCACATGCCTGGCGGCTCGATCGTCAAGAGCCGCCCGATTGTTCGAGATGGCGAAATCCTCTTGGAGACCATCGGAGAACACCCAACTATCTTAAGGACTGGTGTATGAGCGGGATTTTGACGAAGCGGGAATTGCATTCCTTGATGATGACGCGGGCGAACAAGGATCGAAGCTATGCGCAGCCGCGCCATGCCTATCTGGATCCCGCAGTATCGGTTCTGTTCGAACGCGAGCGGCTGGAGCGAGAGCGCGCGCGTGCAAAGCGCAACAGTCTCATGAAAAATTACGAAAATAAATGATTTCCGGTGGTCACTCTTTTGATAGCATCTGATATGGTCGGGGTGTCCTTTTTCGGGAGCTCTAAATGATCGCCTCATCCAGTCTTTTCTTCAATTCGCTGTCCAAACCAAAGCTGCGCCGGGTGCGAAGGGACGAGGTTTCGATCGCGGCTTTCGTCAAGCCGGACGGGTTGGAGACGTGCTTGGCGTGCTGGAAGAATTGGATGCTTGGCGACCCTGATAAGGACCTCGGCATCAAGACAATGCAGGGCCTTACCGGCGACGGCGATGGCCACGGCGTCGACTCCCACGAAGCGCAGCAGGCGGCCGACAACCGGATCGGCGCAGCGACCGACGCCATGATAAACAGCCTGCCTCGTCAGCAAGTCTGGGCAATCCAGGTGTCCTGCAGCATCAGCACCGTCTGGCGTTTCCCGAACGCGGACCTGCCATCGGTTGCCGCCGAGGCGAAAGATGCCCTCACCGTGAAACTCAAGAACAACATCTGCACGGCTGTTTTGTTTTAGGCGAAAAAAAGCCCCGGACACGGTGAAGTGTACGGGGCTGCGATGTCAACACAGCTTATGCCAGCGAAACCTCGAAAGTCTTGCCGAGAGCTTTAGCGGCTTGCTCGACAAACTCAAACTTCGACGAATGCTTTAGATCAAACAGGCGATCTACCTGTGGCATATGCACATTCAACCGCCGCGCCAATTCCGCTTTCTTTACATTTTGAGCGTGCATTTCGTTCCACAACAGAACCTTCGCTTCTTCTAAAGCCGACAACGCAACAGTCGCCTGACCTTT